TTCTGCAATTCGTTGAAGCTCTCGCAATTCACTGCGATCTTCTTCGCTCATCATCTCTCTCAAAAAAGCTGGGCGCCGTCCGAAGCCGCCCATTCCAAACCGCGCATCCGGCCAGACGCGCGGGACTCGTGTAAAAAGCGGGCGGCCACACGCACGTGAACCGCCCTAAAGCCGCGCTACCCCGGAATGGAGGCCAATGGTTAGCGCGGGGTGCGAAGGGGTTAAGCGTATTTCAGTAGGTCAAGCAAGAAGTCACGGCTGTTATTGAATTGGGCGACGGTCATCGGTCGCGTATCGGGTCGATCGATACGACCTTTAAGGTGCGGCGGAAGGTACAGGTTCGTCGTCTTCTGTACGTCCGGCCCTTGGGCTAGCGCGAGAACCACGGGTCCGCCGACACTCAAATCGAGTCTCAGCGTATGAATCTCGTGCGGGCTGACCGCGTACCTTTCGCCTCGGACGTACCGCTGGTATTCTCCGTAAAGCTCTCGCTGACCATTCAACGTCGGCGTCCCAGTATCGGGGTCATAGACATGGCGATCGAACGTTTCGCCCCATCCGCATCCGGGCATAACGTCTTTGAACAGCACGTGATCCAGATGCCCGCGCAGAACCGTTGTTTCGAAGAAGTATCGGTGCGAATGCGGGTGCACCAGGAATCCGCTATTGCTGTTCCGCGCGCCGTCCAAGACATATATCTTCATCGTCAATTGCGTCGAGCGATGCAGGCATAGGTAGGTCAAGCCGCGCGCGTGATGATTGATGCGCGAGTTCGGCGCGAGCTGTTCCGCATTCGCGCTCATCAGCAAATCCGTGAAGATGTTCATCTTCATCCTTGTCAAAGAAACGGCCGTCATACCGACCGACCCAAACCGCGCAACACGCGCGCGGAAGGAGAACTAGGCGCCCCATCCTCACCTGTCGGCGAAAACACTCTGAGGACAATGCCTATCGGCGGGAGGGGCGTGAGGGTTAAGCGGCTTGCTGTTGGAGCGCTGCCGCGATGTGTCGGGTAAGCGCTTCACATATCCGCTCGAAGTCCGCTTCGTGATACAGCTTTGCGTTCTTGTCGGTCGCGGAATGCTTGATGCCAAGCGTTGCCAGTCCTTCGGCGGACAGCGATATGGGCGCCAAGCGCTCGTTGATTTGACCTAAGCGAAGCGTTGGCGCACTGGTCGGGGCCGTGCGCGCAGGTCCGATCCGAGTCGCTGGCTGGGCAACCGGCGCGACTACGGGAACAGACGTCTCTACCGGCTTCGCCTTGGCCTTCTCGTCTTCCTGCCGCTTGTGCTCGGCAATGCGTGCCGTCACGGCGAGTTCGAAATCCTCGCGCGGCTTCTGGATCAGCGCTTGCAGGTCGCGGAACAGGAACGCGTATTCGGCGTGCGGCTTGTACCAATCCAGCTTGGCGCGCAAATCCTTCGCGGCGGCGTCCGCTACGATCTTTCCGTTAGCCAGCGCCGTATCGAGCGCGTTATGCAGGCTCGCGATGGTCTTGAGGCCCTTGATCGAACCAACGAAGTCCGGCGCCGGGACAACGATGCTCACGTCTTTCAGTTCGGCGTTCAACCCGGCGACGTGCTCGGCATATTTCTGGCGGCGCTCGGCGATGGCGCTTTCCTTGATCTGCTCTTTCCGGCTTTTGACCAGCTTGTCGAGTGCCAGGCGCTTCGTGCGCAGTTGCTCCCGAACGTGGTTGCCGGTGCGCATGAGTTCGTCGACGCTCGCCATCTGCGCGATAGCCGCATCCATGGCGATTTCGATTTCCTTCTCGGCCTTCTCGCAGAACTTGACCGTCGCATCGGCTTGAACGAAATCCTCGTCCGTTTTGAGTTCCGTTTTGATGCTGGCGATGAACCGCTCGGCCGCCGATTTGAACGCTGGCAGGTTGCTCGTGATGACTTCGCCGCGGATCTGCACGGCGAGCGCTGGCAGCGCCATGATGGCGTCAGCTTTGGGCGTTTCGGGAATCTCGCGCGGGGCGTACTCGGCAAGGTCTTTGCGGAACTGCGCCCAACCGTCGATGATGTTGTCGAACCAAGCCTGGTTGGGCCTGACTTCAAGGTTCACCATATTGTCGTCGGTGCCGTCCGAGCAGGTAAAAATCAAGCGCTCTGCGCCCGTCACCATGAGCACTTGCTGACACTGCGGCATGAATTCTTCCGGCAGTTCGCCGCGTCTGAGCGATTCGGCAAGCGCCGCATTCCATTGCTTATGCTCCCACGCGGTACGCTCGTCCATCGTCAGGCCATCGCACGACGCGGAGATATCGCCGATGGACATGGTGACGGGGTAAAGATCCTCGCCGAGCATAGCCTCGATATAGGGCCGCGCTAGCGCTTCCAATTCGTGGCCCTTGTCGAGAATGTGCTCCTGCACCCAATCGCTGAATTCCTTCGGCATGCAGGTATGCTTCATGTGAAGCAGTTCGTTGCGCTTGACCTTCGGCGATATGCCAAGCATTGCCGCCGCTTCGCTCGCGCCGAAATGGGTCAAACGGAACTGAGCCCACTCATCGGAGCCCTGCCGCAAGTCATGTGTGATGCGCTCAGTCATTTTCATGGCTCCAACTATCGATCGTGTTTTGTTGAGCCTCTGTGAGCTTCATGCCCTTTGACTCGATGAACTGGATCATGGCCGCCGACGTCTTCCGGCCAGACTTCACCATTTCGCGCCACGTGTCTTTGTTCGCGTCGAACTTCTTCTGGTCGTAGAACGTGGGCTGCGACTGCTCAGCCTGCGCAGGACGCGCTGCCGGCCGATCACCTCTCGAGTTATCAGGCTTTCCCACGCCCTGCGAGCCGCCCGCGCCATCATCGTCATCCCCACCCTCGGCCACACCGCAAGCTGCTTTCAAGGTCTGGCGTTCCAGGTATGTGATAGTGCTGGCGCGCGCCTGGACGGGATTCTTGGCTGGCCCGTTGTCTGGCGGCCCACCCATCGAAACGCTTTCCTCGTGCCCGTCAACGTGGCGCAGGTAACAAGTCACCTCAATCCAGTCTTTCTCGTCCTTGGTGACTTTCCACGACGACGACAAGCGATGACGCGAAAGCGCAGGAGTGACCGCGTCGACAACGTCGTGCAATTCGGCGTATGAGGTGCCTCGCAGCGGGCCATCCTTTCGTAGGCGCCCCTTCATCACCACGACAGCCTCCGCCTTAAAAGAGGCGAACGCGTCGTCATAGGAGCGCTTGGCTTGCTTCGCCTCCCACCGCTCTTGCAACTGCATCAATTTCTCAAGCCGGTCCAGGTCGGCGTTCTTGTCGATCGCGATGCGAAGCAGTTCAGCCGGCGTGGTTGCCGCAATCGCATGCTGCTGCTGAATTGCGGGAGGCTTCGTGGTTGAATGATCGACCGTTTCCATATCGATCACGTCAGCCATAGTTGCGGTGTTCATGCTTGCTCCGTTTGATCCTCGATCCGGGTGTAGGGAAACTTATCCGGGAAGGGTTTGATGTTTTTGTAGAAGTGACTCCCAACCGATTCCGCCTCGCGAAACGCCTGCCAGTCCTCGGCCGTGAAGTTCGCGTAGTGATAGACGCTTCCCGGCTTCTCGCCCTTTCCTTTGAACTGAATCGCGAGCGTTTGCGTTCCCGCGTCGTAACCGATCGCTTCGATTTGCGAGGACTCAACTGAATCCATGGTGATTTGGTGTGTCATGACGCTTCTCCGTTCGAGTCAAACGTTAGGCACTTGAGTTGTGCGATGGCGTCATCGATCTTGTTCGTCTCGGCCTTGTACTCCTGCGTCAACTTTTCCCGCTTGGCGAGCAGGCATTGAACCTGTCCGGCGACGATATCGACGTTAGGCGCCTCAACATCGATCGTGTGTTTGCAGAGTGGAACGTAGCCGTTTTCGATCCAGTATTGAGTCGAATCGCCGTTGAAGAAACAGAGGCGCGGCTCGTCGGGGTGGTGCTTGTTGGGTTGTGCGTACAGCCATCCTTCGATTCGAATCTTCACGTCCCTCTCCCTGCCACCAGACTCCAACGTATGGCGGCGTCATTTGCTTGGTCTGCTGAGTGCGCCAGCGCCAGGCACCCAAAGATGATCGCCACGCACGCGATGCCGGATAAGATCGGATGCCGCTTGGCGAAGCGGTCTAGGCGGGTTGTGAGTCTCATAGCGCCCTCACAATCACGATTTCAAGCGTCGCCATGTCGCGCGGGTCTGCGCACCAATCCACCTGCGTAATCTTGGCCTCGCGCGCACCTCCCTCCGTCTTGTATCGGATCAAGTCGCCTGGCCGAATATGCGACGAGCTATGCACCATGACCGTGTAGCGACGGCGGTGCAGAAGAGTGTCAATGCGCCGATCTAAGATTCCTTCGGCCCTCTTCTCGCGGAATGTGTTCCAGTGCAGAGCGTGGCCCCACATTGGGCACGTGAAGTCGATAGTCTTCACGAAAACTCCCTCCTATCCTGCTCAGCGCCGTTAGAGACAATCAGCGCGGCAATGGTGCTGACAACGAACGCGGCAACGATGATGATTGCGGTGGTCATGGTTGTTGTTCTCCTAGCGCCTCAGCTAGAGCATCGCGGGCCATCTTCAGGCGCACATTCCAACCAAGCCCTGTGCTTTGCCCGATGCCCTTCTCTGTCAACAGGCGAAGGCATTCGAATAGCTTCGGCGCGCTTGCAATCAACCGCGCGTCGGCTAGCGACATGCATCCTTGAATTCCGAACCCTGCTGGTTCGTGCGTCTCTGAGTGGTAGCCGATACCCGCGTCAATGAAGTGATATCCGTCTTCGATCAAGTCCCCGTGAACTTCGGCATCTAGAACCCATGGGCCCGGTGTGAATTGCGCGTTCATTGCGCCCCCGCTGCGAGAGCTACGACGACCCACCAAGCGCACCCGACTCCCATTCCGACACCAATCGCCCAAATCCAAGCCTTGATGCCGTATTTCGGTTGCTCGACGCTCAGTTGCGAGTAAGGGCCGAACTTGGACGATTGAAGCGAGCGCGGGCTGGCCGCGTAATGCCGTACATCGCGTGAGAATGTCATTTCCTTCTCCTTATTTAGCGTGATCCCGATAGCATTCGATGAATGCCTTCTTATAGATTTCGCCAGGCCGTTTCGCGCACTCGTCGTAGCAGGCGTCAACCATCCAGTGCGAGTCGGCGCGCGGATTGTTATGGCAACGCGCCGAGTGATACATCATTTGGTACGCTTCCGACTGGAGTTGCTCGTCGCTCATGCCCGCGATCTTTGCGAGATAAGCCGACTTGGGACGACCGTAGTTGTCGTTACCGGCGTACTTCGAATCCGTGGTCATGTAGGACTCCTAAACGATTGTTTGATTGCCCTGGTGGGTGGCGGCTGGACTCGAACCAGCGACCTCGGCCTTAGAGTACCTTGCTCTATCCGCTGAGCTACGTCACCGATCAGGGCGCCCGGATATAGCTCCGGGCAGGCTCTCCATCAAGCGCCATAGCGTGGCGCGCGCATCAGTATCAAGATCCGCCCTTGGCGGTTACACCTGTCATGAATGGCTTCGCTCACTACTAGGCGGTCAGCACGCCAGCGTAGGCATGACGCTCTCCGTTCGTTATTGCCCCGGACGTTCGGCTGGCCGGGATTCGCCAACAGTGGCCCGCTTCGCACGGGCAGCGGCTTATAGCTAATACAACAGCGGCCGTCGCTTAAAAATCAGTTCAGCGGCGCGAGAATCTTCGCCATGAAGCGCAGGTATGCCTCGGCGTCGCGCCGTCTTTGCTCAGCGCGGTCGAACTCGCTCATCATGTCGCGCTTGTGCATGTCGACGAGTATTTGGTAGGGGGTTCGCAGGTTCATGCGGGCATCTTCGCTTTTACAAGGTCGATCAATTGCTGCGCCGTCTTGATCGCGAACATGTCGTCGTCCGGGATCTCGACGCCAAACTCATCTTCTGTCGCTATGACGATTTCGACTTGATCCAACGAGTCCATTTCGTGCTTCTCGATCATGTCGGCCGCCAGATCAACGTCGCCGACATCCATGCAGAATTGGGCGGCCACGATCTGCTTCACGCGTTCTTCGATGGTCATGTCAGTCCTCGATTTCAATCGGGACAGCAATGGCCGCCAGCCCCGCATGGTTATCTGTCGCATTGGTTCGGGCGTCCTCTTCGGTATCGAATGCGGCAGCGTCATTGCCATCCCAGCCGTCAAGCCGCGCCCGATAGACGTTGACCCATGCGGTACGCTTCACCGGCGGTTTGCGCGCAGCCATGCGCACGTTTTCCCGGCGCCAGGTCGAAAGCGAGAAGCCGTCCCATTCGCCCTCGAATACCGGCGCTTGATGCCGGTCCAGGCCGACGAAATGAGCCTCTACCCATTCGCTTCGGTAAAGTACTTCCACCGGCTCGCCCCGCTTTGCTGCTTCAAGATCGAATGGCCTCATGTCTCACTCAAACAGTCGTTGAACAAATCGAGCGTCCTGCTCGTTCTCTCGTTCCTGGCGCCGCTCGTCTTCGCTAAGCGGCGGCTCGTCATCCGGCACATCCTCGAAGAATTTCCAGTCGTGCCACGGCTGCGTATCGACGAGTCGCATAGTCAAACCCTCCCATCAACAGGCGACGTATCCCTGTGCCTCGCCAATGAGATTGGTAAAGCACTCGGCGCAGCACGTTGCGCTTATCGTCGGCCAGTAGTTTTTCCGCTTCTTCACGCCTTCCTTGAGCAAACCGCACTCGTCGCATCGGTCGCGCACGGTCACGATCGGGACGCGCGCGTTCCATATCTCGCGCTGTTTGGTGTCCATCACGCGCCTCCGATCAACTCGGCCGCGAGCATCGCGAGAATGTGTTCAACCAATGCGCCGCGTGGCAGGGATTGCAGGTAAATAAGATCGCGAGACATTTTGCTCATACAACCTCCTAGCGAAGCCACAAGCACCTTCAAAGGTCGTGTAGCTAAAAACGAGGTTTAATGCGAACTTCACACGCCACATGCCGCAGTACT